AGCGATAGAGGTAGGCGACATCTTGGAGAAAAGCCCATAGATGTACTGCATTTCGAAAGCCTTCTCGTTCCTGGCAAACGTCGATACCTTGGAATAGGACCAGGAATCCAAAAGGAAGGTACTCATCAGGTCTTCCATCTGGTCGGCAGGGAGCTGTTGGTATTGGTTACTCATGCCATTTCAAGATTTACCTGTTTACCATTCTGTTGCTGCTCCCTGAGCTTTTCCTGCGGCGTCTCGTTGGCTTCTTTTTCCTGGCGCTCGTATTCTTCGGCAGCCTCTTTACAGACGTTCTTATGTGCTTCCAGCTTCTTTTTCTGGGCAGGAGTACACTTATTCCAGATGGCAATCACACCAGCCAGGCCAAACTCACATGCCATTAACATTTCGGATTTAATCTTAGTGATCGCAGCGTCTTCCTTATCGCCGGTATCGATCCATTGAAGAATCTTTCGGCCTGTTTCCTCCCCAAGGTATCCCTCGCCGGAGCCAAAAGCCGATTTCAATTCTTCGGGCATTTTCAGCCATTTTTGTGATTTTCCCTGATTAAGCATAAGCACAGAGGCCATCATTTCGAACATGAAATTCTTTTCGCAGATCGGCTTTACGCCCAATGATACAGGCTTGGCGGGGTTCTTGAAATCAGTCTTTTCCCTGGCACGGAGACAGATGATGACATGCATATCACAATGCAATAGCGTGTTCATGAATTTCTTATGCTCTCTTTTGGCGCCGATCCAGTTATCCATCTTGCCGACCTTCGCATTTGCGATATCATCACAACCGCCCTCTCCCTCCCATTCATGGGAGCCGCTGTCGATAACAAGGGCTTTTATTCCTGCTTCCTGGAACTCCTTTATGGCCGCACTATATCTGCTTGGAGAAAACGGTGGCACTAGATCGCCTATCATGAAATGTCCATCGAGGATGTGGGCGTAAAGAGATCCGCGCTTGTGTTCCGTATCCAAAAAGCCAATCTCCGAGGACTTGTTCACCATTCCGCGGGCAATCTTAAGCGCCGTATAAGTTTTCCCGTCGCCGGTTTCGCCTGCCAGTGCGATAATCGCCTTGCTGCCTCCGCGAACCGCTGGTTTAATTTCTAAAATTCCCATAACTTTGTCTTTGTTGTAGTTTGAATTATTGATTTCCCGGACCTCTCACCGTCCGGGTTTTCTTTTTAAATTTCATCCTCTTCCGGCACAGGTTTTACCACTATCGAAAGCTCATGGATATACCCACTGGATGCCCACTGTTCTTTTTCCGCCGTTACCCGTAGCTTATATTTCAGGATCATCTTTTGGGCCCGCTTGAAATAAAAGTTCCAGCTATCGTATCCTTTGAACTTATATCGCAGCTCATCTTCCAAGGCAACGACATTTATCAGCGGAAACAGTTCCCGGAACTGCTCTATGGGTGATATGGTGGTGGTAGTGGGCACTAGAGTTCGAGTGTGTCGGTTTCGCCTTTGAGGTAGGCAATGAGTTCGGCGTTCTTTGCAGCGGGAATCATAATGTATGATTCAATCACCGAAAAGTACCATTCGTCCCCAAAGCAGATGCGATGTTCGTAGAAATCTTTGACGGTCTTAACCCCCTTTATCGTGGCTCCGTTTGCCGACTGCATGGCTATTTGTGCATCTAATTTGAAATCATCAAATCGGCGGCCATTAAAGAATCTAGGGCAGCACTTAAAGATCAATTCCGATGCCCGCATGGAAAAACAACTTCCAGTCATCTGCCCATATATGCAATAGCCCCCAAAATCCGGCTGGAGATCATTCAGTGAAAGCCTCGATAATTCTTCCTCGGTGGCGCTTTGTTTAAGCATCCTTGCCTCTTTTCTCACATCCTCCAAAAACTGTTCAATCGTATAATTTTCCATAACAAGGTGTTTTTAAATTTTAGCCCAGACCGAGATCAATCCGGGCTCCAAAGCTTTACGCTTTGCTTTTGCCATATGATCTTTCAAAAATCTTTTTTAAAAAACGCCCGTCTTTCCGGGCCGCCAATTTTTTCCACCCTCCTTTTAGGGTTGCGCATGTCGTCTGTTGATTCATTCGTCCTGTGGGCCTGCCATTATCCCACTTATTTGATTCACCTAAAGCTCGGGCGTAGGGTCATTCCTACTTCGTGTTGGTGTGGATTGCGGAGAGACCAGGGATCGAACCTGGGGCGCATAACGTCAAATTACCGCTCTACCAACTGAGCTATCTCTCCATGTTCCGGGGGTGTTTCCTTTCAAAATTTCGATTTGGTTATTAATTCCTTCCCCCGGTTTGGTATCCGCTATTTCATGATATACCTCCTTTCCGTTTGTGAAAAATTCAAAGAACTTAAAAACGGGCCGGGCAGTGTTCGCCCAGGAATTACTGCGTCATTAAACGTCCCCGGCCCTTGTGCATATCGCCTATAATAAATTTCCTTTTTAAAAGTCCCGGCAGCATCTCCGGGACTAAACCCCTATCCTTAAAAAACCGTCTTTAAAAGGGCGGCGGAGATCCAGGCCGCCGCCCGGGTTGCACGAATCAGGCCCTAACCTGAATTATCTTTATGACAAATGCCGTTCGTATTCATCCAACAAAATGTCTTTCTTTCTGCTCAGCGCCTTCCTGATCACGCGCACAGGCCGCGCAATCTCTTCTCTCAATACAATCCATGTCCGCCGTGATCTCCGGATAAACATACCCGTCAAAAGAAATACAGCATATAGGATGTTGATTAACCAGCCGCTGAGGGCTGCCAGGACGATGATCACAAAGACCACCCATAGAAAGGCGAGAAGGGCTATGATGGGCATATGATGGAATTTTAGCGTTGATAATTCAAAAGGGCTTCATAACAAGGCGCATCCAAAATCTCCTTCATGATCACCGGATTGTCCCGCTCCTGACTCTTCAATTGATCCACCAGTGCATCCAGTTTATCGCCGTTCACGTCCTGCAGCATTTTTTGGATGCTCAAACCCCACAGGGTATTTGGATCTACTTTTTCCAGGCAGTGAATGAAGGCTTGTTGTTGTGGTGTCAGGTTCATAGGGTATGATATTACCAGCCGAATATCCGGCTGAGGTTATTCATGATGCGCTCATTGGCCACCGGGTCCAGCTTTTCATCCGGCATACTTTCCACTATGGCCATTAGCATCTTATCTTCCTGGGCGAGGTGTTCGGATTCGTCTATATCAGAAATCAGAGCAAAAGCAGTGCTTTTAAACCACCCATCATACTTGTCAATGCGATAAAGAGTGTGCCCCAAAAATTCTATCGTATTGGACACTTCGCATATTTCTGAAAAATATGGGTGAGGCTTCCCCTTCATGCCGGGCGAAGGATGCCAGTTATCTTTGATGCAAAGGACTTTAAACATGGCTCTTAATTTTAGCTTTAACCTCTTCAATCACCTGACGGTAGGCTTCCGACTGGCTGCCGAAGAGAAGGATTCTGAAAAATGTTTTCATGACGGATAAATATTTGGGGTATACTTTCTAAAAGATATATTCGGCCTTTGTTTGCATCATCCTTCCATTCCACCAGCCCTTGCTTCCTCGCCTGCCGTAAGGTTTCTCCATCCCAGCCGGTGACCATGGTAATAAAACCTACTTTCACCCAGTGCTCCTGCCGCTGCCATCCCATGATCTTGTTCAGTTTGTCGTCGATCCGGTTGAATCGCTGTTGGATTTCACGGTCCATTGCCTTTTATTAAAAAGTCGTTAATAGGTTGCATTTGTCCTTGGCGGGTATTACTTTAGCGCCCTGTTAAGGCTGTAGCCTTCTCTTCTTCTAATATCTCTTGATCCGTTAGCCCAGATCCTTCCCGAATAACCTTCAGCACTGATGCCTGTGTAAGAACCGGATCGTTGTCGGCGACATATCTGTACATCGTCTTTTTCGATACCCCCAGGGACTGGCAGGCTGCCAGCCACATCGGCTTGTTGCCTCGGAGTATTGAAATAGCTGTGATACTTAGCTTCATATTTTCTTATATTTGAGAATCTGAAGTAAAGATAAGGTAGAAAAAGTATAAAAAGAAGAATCTTATACCTTTTCTACTTAATTTATTATTGAAACAATGTTGCATATAAGAGATAACATAAAGCTAATCAGGTCTTTATCTCGCAGAAAACAGGAAGATTTTATCCTTTTGTTTCCGGGCGTTACGGTGGCTATGCAGAAATCTTATGAATCCGGCAAGGCAAAACCGGACACGGGTTATATTGATAGACTGGCCCGTATGGCAGGAATTTCAGTAGAAGACGTAAAGGACCGAAAGCTTTCAGGGTCGGATATTTCCGTGCGCGTAGAAAAAGTAGAAAGACAAGACTTTGAGGCAAGATATTATGAAGTGCTTGAGAGAGAAAGGAAGGCCCTGGAGGATGACAAGGCCTTCTTTAAAGAGATGCTTAGGACTAGTTTGGGCTCAATATTAATGAAAACCGAAGAGATGTGGGCCCGACAAAAAGGTACGGGCGAGATTGTGCTGGGAGCGCTGGAGCGTCTTGAGGGATCAGAAGAAGGTTCGCTGGTTGATAAAGCGGACAAGCGGATTCTTGAAATCGATAGAGAAGCGCATGAACGCGGCAATATTGCCGCTCAGGGCAAGTAATACATGGATCTGGTCTCATACTGCGGTAAGAGTTAAGAGTTTTTTAAATGGTTTCGGGCAACAGGAAAGGTCGGGGTTACAAGGAGCGCAGTGAGATGTAGGACGAGGATGGGTTTGTCAGGGGATTGGACGACGAATATAAAACGTAGAAATTGTTCTACAAAGAGGGGAATGAAAAATTAGGTATTTATACGTATACGTTAGTCATAATACGCTATGCGTCAATAGGCTAAAATTGACACGTCCATTAGCAATAGCGACACGGTTATGGACGTTTTTGACACGGGGAACCCATTAAACTCTCAATATGAAAAAGATTCTCTTCATCGCATTTCTGTCTCCGACACTTTGCTTTGCTCAAAAGGCTCACACGTACTTTCAGCTGTCAGGCGATATGTATAATTATTCGGGAGCCGACCCCATTTTTGGCGGCTCAATGGAAATCGGAGCCAAAAGGAGTATTATTGGCCTGGGGGCGGGTGTATCAATCACGCAATTCAAAGGCGCTACCAGCCCTTATGTTCCCGTGTACTTCGACATATCCGCGTATACAAATAAACGTGAAATAAGACCTATCCTACAGATTAAGGGAGGCTTTGGAATATTCGACAATAACGCCGTCAGCACAATTAAGCAGTCCGGCGGCTTATATTTGAATCCATCGGCCGGTCTTTTGTTTCCGCTAAAAAAATCGGATATCATCTTGGCTGTCGGATATTTGAGCAGCGAAATCAGGTCGAAGATTGTTATGGGTACTTACGCCACCACAAGTTCGACAAATATTACAGGTTGGAGTTTGCATCTAGGCGTAAAATTATAAATTACCTCTTCCCTTTTTTCTTTACCACACGAAGATGGTCCGCCATCTTGGGCAGTATGCCGTGATCTATTTCCAACAGGTCCGATAAATCCGCCAGCTCATCAATCGTCCATTTCCCGGGATCCTTGATCCTACTTCCCAACGTGCGTACATGCATGCCCATATCCTTCGCCAGGGTTTTCTTCTGTATATCGCTTGCTATTTCTTCAAAATCGTGTACGTGGCCCTCTCGAAGGAGTATACCTACCTTTTTGTAGGATGGATTTTTCATCCCCGCAATAACGCACAAAGGCACAATCGATTATGCGCAGGGTACTTATTTTGCCATAGATGGTTCCATTTATGCCATTCAAAAAGCACTTATTTGACATTGTAATGTCAATTTTTTGACATTACCTTTCCCCCTCAGTATAAGGTTTAGGGTTATAGAGCGCTGATGAGTAGCAGGTGGCCACAGCCTTTTTGTGGCACGAACTGGTTATTACAAACTAAGCAGGCCCTCTTTAGGGAGGGCCTTTTAAATCT